ATGAAAACTCAAACCAAACAACCACCTAAAAAATCCAGCAAACTATCTGCTTTTGAAGCAGCCATGATTAAAATTGCTCAGACTCCTAAAAAAGACGTCGAAAAAGCCATTGCTCAAGATAAGAAAAAGAAAAATTAGTTTTATTTATACAATTTATGATGATTGAGGATTTTGGGTTAGATAATTGAGTTAAATATGTTGGGTTAAACTAGTATGTAGGTGCCTAATTAAAAAACTTGTGGTTTAATTGATTTATAAAGAAAATTTTGATATCTTAATAAACGAGGATATATGACAAAATCTGTGTATCTTTGCATAGAAATTTTTCACAAAAAATCATGGAAAATTATCGTTCCTGAGCTATTATATGAATTTGATTTTAATGCCAGTTATTTGTTGTCAGGCTGTTATTTTCAGCATCAACAATACGAACCAATTTCTTATGAAAAAGGACTTCCATTAGATTTTTCAGCAAAGATATTTTATACTGACAAAATATTCAAAAAGGCTTTTTTTAAGCATAAGAAAAATAAACATTTCTTAGGAGAGCATAATTTTTCTTATATTACATTAGCAGAATTTTTAAATTATCAATTTACCGAAAAAAACAATAACACTTTTATTACAAAAAGCTTAATTCCCTTATTGCAAAACATAAAAAAACAATATCAGCTTAACGATAGTCAGATTAGAATTGTATTAGGATTTGATTTTTAATAACAAGAGAAATTTATGAATTTTGATGAAATAAAAAAAATATTGCCAGATAATTATGTCAAAAGATTAGAACACGAGTTAGACGTTATTGTAAATAACGAAATAAAAGATTTCATGCCTTATTTTATAACGTTAGCTGATATTGTAAAAGAGGCAAAAAAAAATGGAATTATGGTAGGGCCAGGACGTGGATGTTTGTTGCCAGATGTGCCTATTTATACTCAAGAACATGGATTCATTGACATAAAAGATGTAAAAATAAACGATACAGTAATTACACATACGGGAAGTTTAAAAAAAGTAAAAAACACTTTTGAATATGATTATGATGATAATATTTGCGAGATAAATATTTTTGGAAATAATACAAAGACTTTAAGAGTTACGCCTGACCACAAGATATATACGAAGAAAAACAATGTTGTTCAGTGGAAAAAAGCAGAAGATGTTTCATCTGATGATTTTATTTTTATTCCAAAAATACCTATTAATAATGACACTACAAAAGAATTAGATTTAAAAACTATTTTGTTTGACAAGAGCAAAAATAAATACAAATACAATAATGAACACTTGTATTATTACAAAAAAAATCTCAAAAAAAGTAAATTTTCATGCAGTAATATAATTGCAGTATCAAAATTAGAAAAAAGATTTATTTATCATTTTGTTTATGAACCTGAAACTGTTAGTTTGAAAATTTTATACGTATTGTATAAAATAGCAAAAAATTCAAAACTATCCGGTCTTCACGAATTAAGACAAAAGATGCGCGAACATAGCTTTAAACAAGTATGTTTAAACAGAAAAATCCCAATAAATAAAGAATTTTCTTATTTATTGGGATTTATAAATGGCTGTATGTCTATTTCTAGTCAACGTTGTGTTGATTTTGGTATTTATTGGCAAAAAAAAGAAGATTTATTTGAAAAACTATTTAAAGATGTTTTCAATGTCGATTTATCTATTTCTTATTTGAAAAGTGGAAACTATTCTTACATTGTTTCTTGTTGTGCCATATTAGATTTATTTGAATATCTTTTTGATAAAAATCACAAGATAAAAACAAGATTAACTCATTTGGTTAACGATTTCAATGAAGATAACTTAAAAAATTTTTTAGCGGGCTTTATGTATGGGTCAAAATATGGAACGAAGCTAAACAATAAAATATCTGTTTATTCACAAAAATGCGCACATGATTTGCGTATTTTATTGTGGAAATTGCAAATACCACATGAAATAAAAGAAATAAAAAAAACAAGATATAAGATCTTTGAATTAACTTTGTTTTTTACAGAAAATGAAAATTATGAAAAAACAACAGATGGAATGTGGGTACGAGTTTTAAATGTTGCTAAATTTAAGGAAAAAAGCAAAATTTACGACTTAGAAGTCGAAGATGATCATAGTTTCTTAACGTCTAGTGGAATTGTTCATAACTCTGCGGGGGGTTCTCTTGTTGCTTATTTACTTGGAATTACTGAAATAGATCCTATTCAATATGACATTCCTTTCTCTAGATTTTTATCAAAATCAAGATTAAAAAAATCAGTACCAGATATCGATGTTGATTTTGAAGTAAACTCTAACAATCCTAAATTACATAGAGATTTTATTAATGAATATATTTTTAATAAATATGGAGAAAAAGCCGCTCAAATTGCTACATTTGGCATGTTAAAGTTAAAAAACAGTTTACAAGATTCTTTTAGAATTCATGTAGTTCAGCCAACTGAGAACAAAATACAGAAGCTATATAAAGAGACAAAAAAAAATGAAGCTGAGGTTTTGGAAAATTGGTTAAAAAAAGAAAGATTTGAATTTGATTCTGTTAGAAAAAATTTTGGCAAAATGCCTGCTGGAATAAGCGATTTAGAATGGTTAGTTGGATATAATCAAGATGAAATTTTTTATCCAGGATTATTAGAAACAAACAATATTTTTGCAAAATGGGCAGAAAAATATCCACAGGTAATTGAAACGGCAAAATTATTACTGGGAATTCCAAGAAATATAGGAAAGCATGCGGCTGGAATTGTAATTGCAGATAGGTCGATATTTGAACTGTGTGGAGTAATGAAAATTGATGGAAAAAACGTTATTTCTTATAATAAAAAAGATGTGTCAAAACTTGGATTGATAAAAAATGACAATTTAGGATTAACTTGTTTAAATTTCATTGGAGACACATTAAGACAATTAAAGAAAAAAGGAATAGAATTAGATCCCTGGAATCTGCCAGAATCAAAAGATGTATTTGAAAGCTTTTTAGATGGAAAGTGTTTAACTATTTTTCAGCATGAAACTACAGGCGGCGCAAATTTTGTTAAGAAGTTAAATCCAAAAACAAAAGAAGATCTTTTTGTTTCTGTTGCTTTAAATAGACCAGGTGCATTAGATGCAAAAGTAAAAATATCTACTGGTGAAGAACTATGTGCAGCTGATGTTTTTGTAAAAAGAAAAAACAAAGAAATTCCTGTAGAATATATTCATTCGGATTTAGAAAGCATTTTGAAAAATTCTTATGGAGTTTATGTTTTTCAAGAGCAGGTCATGCTTTCTTTACAATTATTACTAGGATATACTGAAGAAGAATCAGACGCAATAAGATCTGCCATTTCTGACAAAAACATACAGGTTTTTGAAGAAGTAAAAAATAGACTTTATTTGCTTAAACAAAGAAATTGGTCAGATGAACAAATAAATACATTTTTTCAACAAATAGTTGCATTTTCAGGATATGCTTTTAATAAAGCACATGCTTGCGCATATGGACTTTTGGCTTATACAACGGCTTATTTGAAGTTTAACTATCCACTTGAGTGGTGGGCTGCTGTTTTGTCAAATAGTAACCCGGATGAAGTAATTGAAAAATATTGGCAAGAAATAAATTTTTTTGTAGAACAACCAAATATAAACTTAAGCAAAAAGTATTATATTATTGATAACAATAAACTAATACCGCCATTAAATTTGATAAAGAATATAGGGGAAAAAGCTTTAGATGAAATCTCTAACAAGGCTCCATTCTCTAATTTTGATGATTTTTATTTGAGAATAAACAAAAGCACAGTAAATAAAAAAGTAATTTTAAACTTATTGGCATCAGGGGCTTTAAATTGTCTATTTTCAGATGAGACTAAATTACATGAAAAGAAAAGAATATTTTTTGAATTAAAGATGAAACATGAAAAAAAGAAAAAAATAGATGCGACAGAAGAGGAATTAAAAGAACTAAATGATTATGAAGAATATTTGCTTGCAAAAGAAGTGTTGCCAATATCTACATTATTGTTATCTAAAGCAATATTAAATTCAAACAATATAAATCGTCCATTTGTAAATGTACAATACTATACAGATGATTTTAAAATAATAAATACAAATTCATTAAGAGGAACATTGCCATTAGTAAGTGGAAACAAATTGCATTTTATTGTAGATAATGTTCAAAATTATGAAAATTTATTTATTGAAGTGTGTTGTTATGGATATGTTTTAGAAATTAGACAGTTTAATTATTATTCAAAAACTTACAATATGAACAAAACAGGAGTTGATATTTCAATTTCTTTTGATAACTTTATTCAAAAAATTTTATTATGGCCAAATAAAGCAGAAACTATTTCTAAAGTAGCTGCTTATATTAGGGAAAAACAAGCATTTTTATTTAAGCTAAAAATAGACAAACAAAAGAAAATACTTATTACAGGAATTGAAGAAATTAGCAAAAAATATTAGATTAATAGTATTAATCTTTATTGCATGAATTATGCAATAAAGATTCTTATAATAATGTTGTTGATTATCATCTCTTGTAATCCAGAAAAAGTTAAATATGTTATGTATAGTGCAAATTCAGAAGAACATCAAAATATTATTTCATACTCTTTTGAGCTTTTTAATTCTATTGTAGGTTGTGAAGCAGCCGAAGTTGTTTTGAATACAGGTGACAATTTTTTATTTGAAGAAAACAATTTTATTTCAGAAATTGCTTTTACACATAAATGGATTATTTGCAACGCAAATAATCCATTCTTTTCTGTTATAGGTTGTACTATTGGATTAGATAAAGATATTGTAATGCTAACAGAAAATATGTTTGATAAATCTGGACAATGTGAATTAATTTACAATGAAAACTTGAAAAATTATTTTTACGATTGTGATTATAGGGTTTCTGGAATTTTGCATGAATTAGGGCATTCTTTTGGATTATCACATGTTAAAAACAAAAAAGACATCATGAATGAAATGGGACCGTCTTATATTTCAATAGAATTATTTGACAATTTTAGAGATGAACTCATAAAAAATACTAATATATGTAAAACTTTTTTTAAAAATCAGATGAATTATTGACTATTTGATAGTATCTGTTATTATCTGTTTTATTGCGATATTTTTTTTGGAGATGAAAAGTGAAGAAATTAATTTTGTTTGTTTTTTTTCTTATTAAATGCAATCTAGACAACACAGCAACGTTTACTTATTACGATACAGGAAATGAAAACAACAAGCTGTTATTAGAAAGTAGTTTTCAAAAATTCAACGATTTAGTTGGATGTAAAGCAATTTCTCTTAAAATTTTAAACGAAAAAAAAGATTTTGAATTAAATAATGGAATAACTGAAATTGAATTTGTTAATCAAGAAAAAATACAATCTACAATGATTGAATTAAAAAAAGATATTATATATACTAACATTGCAGGATTTACCGCATTAAACGATGGCGATATTCTTGTTTTAGAGAACAACGCTTTTGAGCATTGCATGTATAAAGAATTAGATGAATGTAAATATAATAAATTAGATGTTGTGGTTTTTCATGAACTTGGGCATGCTTTTGGATTAAGTCATGTTGATGACAATACAGATGTTATGTTTGCATCCTGTTTAGCTTCTGTTGATCAATTAAATTTTAAATCCTTTGCAGATGATTTGCACAAAAAAACAAGAATGTGTAAGGTGATATATGAGTAAAAATGTTGTCGCCTATTTAAGAGTAAGCTCTGAAGGACAAAGCGAAGATGGATTTAGCTTAGATAATCAAATACAAAAAATAAAAGTATATGCAATTAATAATAATCTAACCTTAAAAAGTAATAATATTTTTATAGATGTAGATAGCGGTTCTAATCCAAATAGAACAAAATATTTGCAAATGAAAGAAGTTGTTTTAAATGCAGATAATAAAATAGAAGCGGTTTTAGTATATGCAATCGATCGATGGACAAGAACCGCAGTCGATGGACTGATGCTGTTTAAAGAATTTGCACAAAAAAACATATCTTTAATTTCTGTATCTGAATTTTTTGACACAAATACAGCAATAGGAAAGCTCTATTGTGGTTTGTTGCATCTTTTAGCAGAATTTAATAAAGATGTTTTGATAGATAAATTAACAGCAGGAAAAAAACAAATGATAAAACAAACTGGCAAATGGGCCGGTGGAATTTCCCCTTATGGCTATAGACCTCTAGGAAAAAGAAAAAAAAGAAATGAAGAGGCTATTTTAAATGGACGCGGACAATTGTTAGAAAACAATGAAGAAACAAAAATAGTTCAGTATATTTACTATTTAAAAGATGAAAAAAAAATGAGCTATGGTAAAATTTGTGAAGAATTAACCGCACAAAATTACTACAACAGAGTCGGAAAAAACTTTAATAAAGCTACGGTATACAGGATTTTACAAAGACGAGATTTTTATTTAGGTCAATCTCATATAAATTCATCAATTGAATTAAATGATAGTATAAAACCTCAACAACCGAGTATTTTGAATGTTAAATGAAATTTTTGATATTGTTTTTTTTGATAATGTAGGAACTACTTTTACAAGCTCTACTCCTTGTTTTATGGGGTTAGGAGGCTCCGAGTTACAAATCGTTTTATTAGCAGAATATTTTGCACAAAAAGGTAAAAAAGTCTTAGTTTTAAACAATAACTCTTTTCCGTGTAAAGAAAATAATGTTTTGTATTATCCAAATGAAGTAATAAAACATAAAAAAATCAAATGTAAGAATCTAATACTTAACAGATGTTCGAGAATAGAAACTAACAATATTGATTTTTCTTCTTTGATTTTTTTACTGCAAGATATCTATAATCAAGAACATGTTGCTTATTTTCAACATATACAGTCTCAATATCCAAAAGTTATATTTGTAACAGTTTCTAATTGGCTAAAATCTATTTTGCCACAAAATTTAAATACGATTGTAATTCATAATTCAATTCCTGAATGGATTTATGAATTTAAACCGAAACAAAAAAATAACAATAAATTTATTTATTGTAGTGCCGCATTTAAAGGTTTAGAAGAGACTATAGAAGTTTGGAAAAAAATAAAACAAAATAATCAATGTAGAAAAATAGAACTTGTTGTATCTAATCCTGGATACGATTTAGTTGATGTATCTTTATTGGAAAAAAATAAAATAAAGTTTTTGGGTAATTTATCATTATTTGATTTAGTTGAAGAAATTGCATCGTCTGCGGGATTATTTTACGTAAATAAAATTCCAGAAACTTTTTGCATAATTGCAGCTTTGGCAAATGCAGTAAAAACAAGAACACATATTTTGTGTATTAATAATTTTGGGGCATTACCTGAAATTTTAAACAACAATCAATTAATTACAAGTAATTACAACAAATTTACAGAAGATTTTTTGAAATATTATACATCAAATAAGTATGATTTTTTAGATGTTTTTTATAAAAGCAATGAAATTTGTTTGAGATGGGAAAAGATTTTGGCTAATTAAAAAGGACGTTCTTGAACGTCTTAATAAATTAGCAAAAATAAAACAAATGATTATACAATTTAAAGGACCTAATAATTTAGATTCACTTAGCACTAACGCTAATATTTCTAATGATCAAATGCTTTCATTGGCCAATGAGCTGAAAGCAGTTAATTTCACTATTACAGCTTCTTCTGGCTACAAAAAAGAAGATCATTTAAGTTCAAAAGCAATAAACATTGTCAAAGATTTTTTTAGATCTCCTCCGAATAATTTAGAAATAAAAAAAATGGTTATAGGAGGAATTAATGAAGATGATGAAAGAGATTATTTAGACTTAATCTCAGAAAGAATGACTGAAAAGCAAACTATTAAATACAGAGAAAAACATGTAACATATGACGATGCAAAGCACGCTTTGCAAAAAATATGGGAAGAAAATTTTTTAGATTTACAATCTAACTACGGGAATCAGTAAAGTGGAAAGCAAATGGGAGCAAATTAAATACTATGTTTTTGCAGCAATTTTGGTTGGATTGTGTTTTATTTTTAGATTTAAATTTCAAACTGATATCATTTGTTCTGCTTCCATTAAAGATTTATTGACGGCCTCTATAAGCGTAAGTGCTATAGCTATTGGATTTTTAGCTACTTTAAAAACTGTTCTTTTCTCTTTATCTGAAAATCCATTATTTAAAAGATTTAAAACAAGTGGTAGAGTTAAAAGTGTTGTTTCAATAACATTAGAAACTATTCGTTTGTTTTTTATCTCTTCAATACTAAGTGCTTTGGGCTTAATTATAAATTTAGAAAAGTTTCCAATTTTATCAAAAGTTTTCCTGGCCATATGCCTGTTTTTTCATATATCTGCTTTTTTGTTTTATTATAAAATTATTCATTTTTATAGTAGACTCTTGACTCTAGCTCATGAAGAGTAACTTTCACACCCTCACTTCATTAACCCCAAGAGCCTTCAAACACTGAACAAAAAAAACAGCACTAAATGTGCCTCTGTTAATTTTATTGTTGATATTTTCTGGCTTCTCTTCAACACCAATAGCCTTTAATTTTTCACAAAGTTCTTCATAGCTCAGTTGCTTCCTGGCTATTTCAGCTTTCAGTAAGCCTTTAACATCCTTTTCCCAATCCATCTTTGTCATACCTCTATTTTAAGGATTTCTGATGCTTTTTTCAACTTTAAACATCATTTTTAGTATTCACGGGTTGAATAAAACATCAAATATGATATTTAAAAATCATAATCGATATTTAAGTCATATTTATGTCTCAGCATTTTTTACTATCACCACAAGCCAAAACACTGTCAGTGAAGCAAGTGTATAAAATGACAGATGGTGAGGTGTTTGAGACATTCAAAAAAATCCGTTTTTCTGAAGATGATCGTCCTGCGCCCGGTTTGGATAGGTCCGGTCGATGTAGTCGAGGACCTTCGCCAGATCTCGCTCGCCGTGTCAGCACTCCAGGCAGTCGTGAATGACCGAGCCGAAGGCCAGATTGGGGTCGCGCTCGAGCGGCACCAGCTCGTCGATGTAGCGCCACTTGCAGGCCATGCGGCAGTTGCGGAACAGCCGCCACATGGAATAGGTGGTGGTCATTAGCTCGCTCATACCGCCACTCCCGCTGTAGCAGCGGCGGGCGCTGCGCGATGCTTGGAGGCGCAGGCGCAGCCCGACGGTTGGGTTCGTTCGATCAGGACCGAGCGTTCGCCGTACTCCTTGGTGGCGAAGCCGGTAAAGATGCGGGCGAGATCACTGCCGACATCGGTGGAGGCGTCGATCACGCAGGTACGGCGGGCCTTGTCCAGATTGAACCGGCTCTCCATCCGCATACGGGAACGTCCGTGCAGGCTTTCGACGGCCAGCATCGCCAGCATGAAAGTGTCTTCCAGTTCCTGGGCCGGGACCGACTCGTCAAAACGGTACTTGTAGATGTCGTGAGTCATGGTTGAACTCCTCTTTTGTTCAGGTTCTGATTTCCGAGGCCCCGGATAGCCGCACCATGCGGCACGGTGCTTACTTACCGGAGCCGGAGTCGATGCGTCGGAGATCACAGGTAGTCGGTATGGCCAGCCTCGCTGAACGCGGCCTTAACTTGAAGCTCATAACCTTCTGGGACTTTAACGGCTAAGCCCGTTGGTAATATTAACGGATAACCTGGAGCAATATAAATAGGCCCATCTGAACAAAAAACGTCCATACCAGCAGCACCTTTAGTCTTATATTCAGGTAACTTAGCGCTATCACATAGTTTTTTAAATTTTAGTATCATTTACCCTCCTGAAAAAACACTATATTAAAGCTGCATGTAATGCAAGTAATAAAACGCAATACAAATCGAATCAGCAATATTTGTGTTAATTTTTGATAGGTCAGCAATCTTACAGGCTAAATCTATTGACCACTTTTTAACATTTCCTTCTGTCTTATCTTTAAAAAGACCTTTCTGCCATGTCGAAGGATAAATCCATTTTATAGTATTAAAATCAAACTGTTCAAACACAGCTTGAGCAATACCGCGCTTCTGAGCCAAAGAAAGAGCCGATTTTTTATTAGGTCCTACAAAACCATCTTCAATAAGTGCAACCTTATTAAAATCAACTGTATTTAACTCGTTTTTTATATTTTTAAATAATTTATGTAATAGTTTCACTAGGTGAGTAGATGTCGTACCATCTATAAGTGTATTATGATAAAGTTTACCGTTTACCCATGCCGAAAAACCAGCTTATTGTTTGGCCCGGCATTCCCAGACGAGGCGAAGCGTGGGATGCGCTAGGGCGACGGGAAAAGTCTGATCTTATCCGGCCAAAAGATATTAAGGGTTTGCTACGCCGATGCCACAATAAATTGCATGGACGAGGAATTGACGGCGACGAAGAAGATCTGACAATGGACATGGTCCGTTTAATTCTTGCAAAAGCTATTGACGAAGAAAAAGAAGCTCCACTTCCGGAGTTTTACTGCACCCCTGAGGAATACCTTTCACTTGATGGCCAAAAGACTGTCGCCAAGCGAATTCAAACACTTTTTGAAGAGGTAGTTCCAGCAATCCGACAGTTTTTTCTGCTGAGGAAAAAATTACTGTTAGTCCCCGCGCGATTTGCGATGTTGTTACTGAGTTGCAGGGCTACCGCATGCTCAGCAATCTTCATGATTCCCATGATTGGGATATCATGGGGCACGCTTATGAACAGTACACTGCAACCTACCTCAAACGTCAACAAGGACAGTTTTTCACTAACCGTCTAGTGGTTGATCTTATGGTGGAAATACTGGACCCAAATTATCAAGACGTTATTTTGGACCCTGCAGGCGGTTCCGGCGTTATAATAAGACATGCCATTAGATTAAGTTTGTTTGACATAAATTGATTTTTTTTGTATACTTTTTTTTAAAGTAAATGATTTCAATAGATTTAATAAAAAAAGACGCATTAGATATTTGCATAAAAACTGAAATTTTTTCAATAGAAGAAATTTCATGGATTACTTCTATTTTGTATAGATTAGATGGGAAAAATGGATTAGAACAATTAAAACCATTAATATTAGCGTGTGAAAAATTTAATTTAGAAAAAAATAAATTAACTTCTTTTCAACAGTATGTAATGATTTTAGAAATTCAGCATTGTTTATATGCAACAAAATCTTTGTACTCTAAACAAAAATCAGTTTTAATAGGAGTTCCACAAAGGAAAAAACATTATAAATATAGCGTTCCTAATTTATATGGCTTTGCAAATCCACAAGGAATTAAAGTAACAATTGATACTTGTTATGGTTTGGGATATTGTGAAAGCAGAAATTACTTTGTTGAAAAAGCATTGCAAAAAAATACAGACTATACTCATATTTTTTTTATAGATGATGATATTTTAATTCCTCAGAATGCATTATCTATAATGCTTAATTCTTGTGAGCCTATTGTTTCAGCAAATTATATGAAAAGAAGTGAATTATATGAATCTGTTTGCACTTCTATAGAACAAGATGAACAGCTTATTTTTGGACATAAAGAAGTTAAAGCCAAAAAAGATGATTTTTCTTTAGTGTCAGTAAATGCAATGGGTTTAGGCTGTACCCTAATAGATTTAAATGTTTTTAAAAAAATAGAACCTCCATATTTTCAGTTTATATATGATAATTTAGAAAACAACCAAAAGGGAAATTTGATTTTAGGTGAAGATACTTATTTTGTACATAAATCAATTGCAAATGGATTTACACCAAAAGTGATAGTTGGTTTAATTCCTATTCATACCAATTTAAAAAATGGAAAAATGTATGCTCCGGATTGGATTGTCGATAAAGAAACAAATAAAATAAAAAATGAATATATTGATAAATATTGTCAATTTGCATGCAATCCAAAAGAGTTATATTCTGAAGATATAGATACTGTATTTAAACAACCAACGAGGTTAATGTAATGAATCAATTTAAAACATTTTCACAAATATTAATAGATAGACAACAAAAACATCAAGCACAACAAATAGAGACAAAAGAATTAACAACTGTTTCTGATAAAAATAAAAATTTAGTCACAAGTTTTAAAACACAAGTATTATCTAAAGATTTAAACGAAATACCTGCATTAAATATAGATCTTGTTTTGCACAATGATAGCATTACAAAAGAAACAAAAGAAAAATTGTCATTAATAAAAGATGAGTTAGTGCATGGTTATCACGTTGTATCTCGAAGAAGAACTGATTGTGAAAAAAGAATATCTGTTTTGCAAGAAAACCGATTTACAACTCATGGTGCAAAATTTTTTCAAGCAAATTTAGAACAACAAGTACATACTCAAAATCTTGTTAACTTAACATTAGAAATTGAAGAAACTAATATTGAATTAGAAAAACTTCTTTTTGAATATAAACAATTAGAAAATAAAATAAACAAAATAAAATCAAAACAGGAAAATAATTTTACAGAAACAAATGATACTTTTGTTATTGATAAAAATACAGATGAAATTTTTTTACTAGAAAAAGAATTACAACTTTTATCTATTAAAATAAGAAGAAAGCTTGTTCAATTAAAAGAACAAAAAATGAATGCTGAAAATGAATCTCAAGAATTATTAGAATGGAGCAAGATAAAAACAGAAGAATTTGCTTTAGCAAAAGTATCTGGCGAAGCTTTTGATTCTGAAGATCAGAACTTTGGACAATTTATTCACTTAGCTAAAAGATTTTTTATGAATTACATAGTTGCACATAGTGGCAATTCAGATGCAACTACAAGTGATATTATAAATATAGATGGACTTTGTTTAACTGCCCTTAAAATTGGTAGAGAGCAGAATTTATTAGGCAAAATGTTTGATGGTTTTACAAAAGAACAAATTGCGTTTATTTGGAAAGGTATTTATAATTCAGAAATAGAATTTTATACAGATGAACAAGGATTTGAACATTTTAGAACAAAATAAATCACCATTTTTCATAGTTTGCATCATTGCTTGTATTTGTAATTAAATTCATCCTGTTATTATATCCTAATACAAAATCTTCTGATTCTGAAAAATCTTTAGCGATAATATGATTTAAAATTTCAACAGATGTACAATTAATAGTTTCTGTTGCATGTTGCGAATGAATAAAAGAACAAGTAATTGTGTTACTACTAATTGATTTTACAACATAAGTTCCATAATTATATTGACTTCCTGTTGTTCCGCTTGTACTTGAAAAAGGAACATACAAAATAGAATTAACAGATATTAACTTTGATAAAGTTGCTGCAGTAATTGTGCCAGTCAAATCAAAAGTAAAAATAACATTTGGAGCTGTATAAGTAATTGCAGTAGTTGGTAATCCAATAATTCTATTGCCCCATAATAATGCAGCAGTTCCACTAGCTCCTTGATTAATAGCGTTTGGATTTTTAACAGTTACGCTTGAACTGCCAGAAAAATTAACAACAGGAAAAGTCCCATTGTTTTCGCTTGTAGATGAACCCGAAACAAAAAATAACATACCTTTTGTTATTTCTGTATTTGAAGAAGCTAGGATAATAGTAGCTGTTCCATCTCCATTTGCAGTAACAGACGAAATGTTTCTTGCAGTTTCTAAATAATATTTAGAAGGATAATGAATAAAACGATTTAAAGAAAAAAACTTACTATAAGGTGTTCTGTGAGAAATAATATCGCCAGACATAATCGAAGCGGTGTAAGAGGAATTGTTTGTATCAAAAGCAATCCCAATATCAATAGCCCCCATTGCAGAGGTATAATTTAATTTTCTATAAATACTTTGAGTATGAAATTCTGTACTATTTAATTTAGTAGTTCCGTTACTTGTACCTGCAGCAATCATTGCTATATTTCTATCGCCACCATTAGCCCCTTTAGCGCGTGCACTTATACTTAAGTTATTTCCTGTCCCCCAGGTACTCCCATTGAAAAATTCAGATGTTGTGTAAAAACTAATACCTGAAGCTCCGCCAGACATTATTGAATTTAATGTAGTTCCAGATAATTGATGCTCTCTACGAGCAATATTTATATTAGGCCCATAATAATAAACATTTCCATTATAAAACACTGTTGTTGATAGTCCAGAGCCACCAGTTCTAGAAGAAGTTCCACCACAAACAAAATTGGAATTGCTAGAACCAATTCCTTTATTTCCGCCATATAAAAAAGTTAATAATACTGTACTGTTGTATTTTACCCAAGAATAACCATTGTAATATTCTGCATGCGCAACAGAAGAAACCGCGCTACCACTCTCTGCGCCTTCCATGTGCCAAGCGGAAAATAAAGTGCCATTTCCTGCCCCGTATGCCGTACCAGCAGAAAAAGAAGAATTTGCCCCTAATGTCCACGTATCACCATTAAAAATCTGCATAAAAGTATATGCAGTACCTGTACCTCCAGCCCAAGTATGCCCGCCAATTGTCCAGGCAGCAGTTTGTGAACCTCCGCCTATTAAGTCATATAATTCGCCAGTTCCAGGAATAACCGGTGCTGTTAATAAAGAATTAGCAGACATTGCCCAGCTAACCCCGTTAAAAGTCTCTGTTGAGCTTAATGCCGCAGCTGCAGTTTTCCCGCCTGCTAACCAAGCTGAAAATTCAGAACCAGAAGAAGCACAAGAATCTCGTGCTGTATTGATGGTTGCGCTACTATTTGCCCAAGTTCCTGCACCATATATTCCAATAAAATCGCCTTCTTGGACATCTGTATCTATTGTAATTCCTACACCTGATTGAGAATAAAAAGGCAACCATCCGTTTACACTATTAATAGTTGTACATGACCAAATATTACCACTAATATAATCAATGTAAATTGCTCCAAGATTAGGAGATGATTTCTGACCAATCGGTGATCCTTCTCCTCTATAAATCATCCCTTGAATTTGATGAATTCCAGGGGGATTTTTAAAATCTTCTAATCTTACAATTGCTTGACTCATTTTTTTATTTTCCTGTTCTTGAAAAATAACCAGTAGATTGAAACATTTTATCTAATGTTAATATTCCATTTCCATCGACTGAACCGATAACAATATCATCAGAACCAATGTAATCTACACATAACATAGTTGTAATAAATTTCATCGTTCCTGTGCCTGGATTTTGATTTGTTGCGCTTGCATTGGCAACAACAACTGTATTTGAAGAAATAATAATACTTTTAACAACAAAAATACCAATATTATTTGTACTTAAAGGATTTGCTCCACCAGCAGTTATAATAGAGATTGTTCCAGGAACTATTTGCAAAGAAGGACTAGCTCCAACAGAATAAGTTCCCAATCCACTGCCCGCGCTTACTTGCAATACATTATAACCAGATGATATATCCGACTCATTAGCACTTACAGTTAATGCATTTCTATTAACAACTAAATATTTATTAGCTGGATATTTTACGGTTTGCTGGTAACTTCTAGAAACTGAATTGTTAGAACCAGTATAAATTGATGGTTTGTTAAAGCTTTTAACGTATTGAGGGTATAATTTTTTATAAGTAACCGTTTCAGTATAATTCTCTGATGAATTTAATCCAGAAATAGTATTGCCTCGTCCTTGAGACCTACCGCCCATAACAACACAATTAGATACATTTCCTGGTGCTTTTGATTGTGCTGAGGCTCTTGCAGTGTTTAAATCAACGTGTGTATTCCAAGTAATACCGTTGAAAATCTCTGTTTTGTTTGATGCAGTATATGGCGCTGTTTGAGCTGCCCCACCAGCTTTTATTGCCATTAAAGTTGTTCCGCTTAAAAAAGAACCAACAAATGTATTGTTATATGTTCCTGTCAAAAATTGAGCCGAAATACCGTTATACGCATAAGAAATAGGAGTATAACCCAATGGGGTTAAATAACCATGAATAATTGAATTGTTTGAAGTTCCAGACGCAGACATGAAAACATCCCCATTATACAATGAAACAAATGGAAATTGAATGCCCTCAGATGCCCACGTAGCACCATTAAATCTTACCATTATTCTTAATGGATTAAAATCGCCACCACAAAGTAAACCAGAATAAGAAGTGCCGGTCATTGCACAACCAGATGCAGTGCTAAGTCCTACTGGAACACTGCCAGAACAATTAACCCAAGATGAGCCATTATATAGTTCAGTAGATGTTAAAAAAGCAGTTCCAGTATATCCACCAGCAACTACAGCTCCGTTTGCACTTCCAAAAATATTTGCTCCGTAACTTTTCTCTATTCCACCGCCATCTATAGTATTATATCTGTTTGAATTCAGTGCAGAACCATTTGTCCAAGTTGCGCCATTATAAGTTTCTGTAAGGTTATAGCTAACTCCATCGCCACCACAGTTAACAGCTTGATTTTTAGTTCCACAACCATTGTTGATTTTATACGTATTATTTAAATTTCCAGAATTAGACCAAGCTCCTAATCCAAATGTTCCAATTAAATCACCAACAGAAGGTTTGTAAGAACCTGCAGCGGTTATTGTTAATCCCGTTTCAGTTGCGCGTCTATGATGTCCAATTTCATCATTGACAGAATTATTACTTAATTCAATCCATGTAGTACCTGGAGTTGGAGACGAAATATTTAAAAAAAATCCGCCTGTAGCTGTATTAATATACAACGAACCTGTTGGTGCACTAAAAACGGGATCGATAATGCCTGTAGTAAAATATTTAGGAGATACTAAAAATTTACTTGGTGCAATTTCATCATTAAACACATCTTGAAAAGTTAATTTAGCTGTCATTAATTAACCCCATCTTTTTACATTATTATAAGTTTTTTGTAAATTATTAAATACATGTATTTTTGTATTTACAGAGTCGTATTTTCCGTAAACATAATCTTCTGCGGTTGGTTTACTTGTTGATGTTTGATAATTATTAGAACCACCATTATCTAAAGATGTAGTTTGAACAACTAAAAAATCATTAGCAGTTCCTATTGGCATATCTTTTAAAAATCCTGAAATTTTAATACTACATCTGTTTGCAGCAGGAATGCTACTATTGTAAAATACGCCAATTCCAGCGGCGCTATTAATGTTTTCTGGAGTTATTTTTTTAAATTCATTTTGAGAAAATTGTTCGCATACATTTAAAGCAGCAATATTGCTATTTCCACAAATTATTGAATTGATAGTTGTTCCTGCCATAGAATGATTAGAACGCGCTATACTGGAACTAGAGGCTAATGACCATAAATGACCGTTAAATAATTCTGTAGTTGCCAATAAAGACCCATTATAACCGCCATTATTTACCGCGGCCGTTCCTGTTCCACTGGCAGAAGCTTTACTGTTGGCTGAATTCAGATTAGCTGCTATTGATGCAGAGTATCCATTGTATAAATAAGTTAAACTATAAAAAGTTCCGCCGATATCTACCCCACCACTTAATATACCATTAAAAAAACTTCCTGTGGCTGCGGTATTTACTATTTGTTCACTTAATCCGAATCCGACTTCCCAAGAATTGCCATTAAAAATATAAGTATTCCCAAAAGGAGTAGCGCCATCTTGTCCGTTTTTTAATAAAGCAGCATTATAGCTTCCAAGCGCAGCACCTTTATACTGTAAAGCCGGAATAACTCCATTAGCGGCCCAAGAATTGCCATTAAAAAAAGATGCCGCAGAGCCAATAGTCATGGTATTATCTATTCCAGAAGCGAACATCATCGCAAAATAAGAACCAAAACTCACTCCTTCAGCTTTTGTTAAGTTTAAATTATTTGCAGAAACAAAAGAAACACCGTTAAAAATTTCAGTGCTAGAAATAACACTTCCACCACTATCATAACCGCCTACAATAGTAAATCCATTATAATTACCAGCACATCCATGGGCATATCTATTTGTATTGAGTGCGCTACTTGCACCTAAATTTGTCCAAGTACCAGGGCCCCCATAAACACCAACTAAATTACCGTGGTTTAGCGTTGCTGACATCGAATTATATTTAAAAGTTCCAGGTGAACCAACTACAGAATAAAAAGCAACATTTGTCTCATCATAAGTTTGATTATGTAAAGTAACGTCTTGCTCGTCTGTCCATTCAAAATTTGAATTTATTCCAAATTCTTTTATTTGAAGAGGAGAGCTAGAATCTAGTCCAAATCCTAATGCAAATTTTGTTGCAACTGTTGCATTATTTAATTCATTCCCCGAATTAATTTTATAAGTGTCTACAAGACTTGCTGGTAAAAGAGCATCAACAATATCTTCTTGTCTAATAAAAGGCATTATCTACCCCATGTGTAAACAAATGCACCTAAAGGTGGCACTTGATAAGTCTTAATTCCATTGAATCCTACCCAATAATAATCATATGGGTTTGTATAACTTGTGTTCCCCACTGAATTCATTATAGGAAACTGAGCAACACCATCAATTGCAACAAATGCACCATTTGGATTTTTAATATCTTGATGATATGTAAAAAATTCACGAGTTCCATTCGGTACAGGTAAACATTCCATTTGATCCCCAAATAAATTATCATTACTAGTTGTATAAAAAAATGTAATAATAGAACCAATTGATGGATTAAATGTGAAAGTTACATTAACGCCAACAATAGAAAAGTCTGTACCATATCTTCTTAATAAACCGTTAATAAAAACTGCAACTCCTTTTACGTTTCCGGGAGCAACTGACAGTGTATAGTTTGGAGTTAACGCAACAACTGTTACATTTTGTTGTACATAAGAATAAGGAATCGTTTTACCTACAGGCATTTGTGCAACTATTTCTGAACCAACTAAAGGCGCTGTTTTGAAAGTCACTGTATTTCCAACAATAGAATAGTCTATAGTAGGATCTTGAATCTGAAACAGACCATTTTTAAATAAACAAAATCCACCAGCAGAATAAGGAGTTGAATTAAATGTAAATATTTTGTTTATTCCGTTAATAGCACCACTTGCTGGCAATTCTTGACGCCAACTGTGAAAATTAGCAGCACCAATTGTACCAATAGATGCTGAATTAAACCCTGTACTATTATTTGTGCCATCTGCTATTAAATGAGAAAAACCGTCTAAACCAACCCAAACATCGGCGGTGGATAATCTTCTTGCAAAAACATAAGTGTTTTCAGTCAAAGGAAGTGCTGCAAAAGTGGATGTACTTGCAGTTAATACAGAGTTATTATTTCTATCAATGGTAACATAAGCGCAGCCATTAACAGGGACGGTTACGTTTCCAGCAAGCATAGTGTTTAAAGTGCCTGCACCAGGTCCATTAATAACAAAAGTAGCCGTACTATCCCAAGAAATATTACCGGCAGCGTTAGCAACAGTTCCACCACCTAATAATGTTATATTTTTATTTTGTGCCTGATCTGCGGCAGCAGTACTAATTAAAGAAACACGTGTTGTTAAATTATCGCCTAATGCACCTGGATAATTAGTCTGAGATGGGGCAGTAACGCCCCCTGTAATTGTAGACGAATAAGTAGGAGACGAAGTTGCTTCTAATGGAGACCCTATATAATTTAAGATATTTACAGTAGTGTTGTCTGATATATATCTTATTTCCCCAGGCTCCATTTCGCCCATGTGTTTGATATATATTAAATTTCCTTGTCTTAATGCTAGCCAGTAAACATTTTCTAAATTTGTTAAACCTAATACAGATATTTTATTTGCAACGGTAACATCTGTTAATGCACTATAAAATGTTTTATTATACAGAATAGATTGTGCACCATTACTTCCTGTATATGCTGCATCTAATACTAAATAAGTAGCATTTGCTGCAGTTGATATTGCTCCTAAAGCATCATAAAACTCTTCTATTTGTCTAAAGTATCTATTGTCATCGTTTTGAGAGCGAACAAAATCACCTTTGCCTGCGCCAGCAGAATTTGCAACAAGAGGTGAAAATTGACCGACTGCGGTAACTTGGAAAATTCTAGCTAAATTTCCACCAGCAGCGGCTAAAACAGCAGGTGGAACGGCACCTGGTTGAATGATAACATTTCCAGTAATAACCTTATATCTTAAAATAGAAATGTATAATACTTGTCCGTCTGTTAAGGTTTTTGTAAATTGCTCTATTCTAAAATATGAATCAGTAACAATATTTCTTATATAAATATCAGAAGTAACCGATAATTGCCCAACAGTTACAGAATCATGAGTAAAATAGCCTGTTCCAGTTAATTCAGATAGATTTGCATCATCATTAACAGATAAAAGAGATAAACCACTTGCGCCGCCACCACCGCCAACACTAAACCAATATGGAGTTCCTTTAATCTCTTTGATGGATGTCATTACGGCATCCATCCATTCTTTCATTGTGTTAATTTGTTTATCGGCTCCAGCAAAAGGATTTTGCAAAGGATTAGTTGATATAATTGGTGGCTCTGTTCTGCCACTTACCCACCCATAAGAATATAAAGGGTTAGGAACAGCACCACCAGTGCCTAATCTAAAAATCAAATTTCTAGAATCTACTATGCTTGTGGGTATATTTCCTGCATTTGTCGTGACAGTAGCAATTGGCAAATTATCAGAAAAACCAGTTGTACTTATATTAATTCTATAATCAAGAATAGTTGCGGTTGGAATTAATTTCGGTCGTTCTGTTGAAGAGTTTACATCCCACAAAACAATAGTGTCAACGCTATTGGGATCTGCCGTTCTCACTAAACTTAAAGAAATATAATTAGTTGCTCCAGCTACAAATGAACCTTTTACTTTAGAATTTGTTGCAGAAAGCGAATCGCCAGCATTGCCATTAACAATTAATAAAGTTCCTGATTCTGTACCTTTTACATGTAATATTCCACTATCGATAGTGTTAATAGTTAAATTATCGGCTGTTTGAGTAAAAGAATTTCCAAGAATATTTAAGAAAAATCCTCTAATTACATAGGGATTAGAAGATCCAGCAAAAAAACCTCTTAATAAATCATCAAAATCTGAACACATGCCAGATTCAATGGCTTTCATAACAGGAACGGTTAACCGTTGTTGAGATAAGAAACGATTTTGTCTTTTGATTGCCATGTAATTCGTTCTCTAATGTTGTAAATTAAACAATTATATAGATTAAGTTTATTTTCTTACCAGAGAAATAGGACTACCTGAATAATTAACATCTACTAAATTACTTCCATTTAATGCAGTAAAGCCAATACCACTTAAATTAAAATTTAATATTCCTTTGCTTGCGGAATTATATTGCACGGATTCTATCATTGCAGATTGTATATTTAATACGGGTTCGTTTGTTATTCTATCTAAAATTGCAATAGAAATATATGGCAACACATAATTTAATCCAGGATTAGCAATCAGTCTTAAATCTTCAAAATATTGTTTTATTATTTTGATTCCTGTAAAAGAAAATTTTACACTATAAGAACCTGGGGCTAATTCTCTAGGCACAATTCTATCAATTTCATATATAGCTCTAACACCAAAATCAATAGTCCAAACTGCATTATTAACAAAACCGCAAACAGAATTGTTTAATATTATTTTTAAATTTGCTGCTGTAACTGACTTTGGACCACCAAAAACAGAACCGTTTGCCATTTTTATACCTCTCCAAAATAATCAGGTCCCCATACTTTGTATTTATCAGAATAAATTTTCCCGTAATTTCCTAGACCTAAATCACTAGGATACAAAACAGTTATATTCTTTTTAATTCCAGCAGCAGAAGAGTCTTTTAAATAATCGATTGCAGATTGCCTTGCATTAGCAACATCGGTCATATAAGAACCAAAATCAGTACCATCACCTGGTGATGTATATCTATTCTTGCTAAATAAAAGAGTTACATCTGTTCCGGCTGCATGTGTAAATTTCCAAACATAAGAAGAATCTATTATAATTTC